ACATCAGTTATTTCATGATAACGGTCATTAAAAAATATTATGTCTCCAGTTTGAGGGAATAAATCGACTTCTTGTAAATCTTTTTCCATAAATTTGAAGGCAACATTTTGTTTACGTTCAGGACCAAAATCATCAGCATCCGTTGTAATATCGGCTCTATCTACTAAGCAAATAACCTCAACGGGAGGATAAAACACTTTACCACTTGAAGGAGAACTTTCTCCATAAATATTAATTCGTGTTTGTTCTGGGCACACCGCATATATTAAAACTTCAGTTTGAATAACATCGCCCAACAATTCATCATTTATTCCGTTGATGAATCCTATATCTCTTTCTGAAAAATATCTTCCGGGCAATGACATAATTATCCTATATAAATATACATTGGTACTCCACGCAATGTTGATTGTAATTGTTCATTAAAAGCCGCCTGTTTTTCCATTTGAGCGAATTTTCCAGCAGCTTCTAACATTTCTTTCAAAGTATCCATAAGACGTTCTTTTGTTTGTTGTGCTTCCGAACGAAGTTCAGCGCCGTCTAAAGTTACTTCTCCTCCGGGAATGGGTATTGTTTGATGCTTCTGTCTAACAGCACCCAAAATTTCTTTACAATTAGCTAAGAAATAATCACGAATCCATTGTTTTCCTGGATCATTAATCGTTGAATATGGATGATTTACATATGGAACATTAGCAAAATCAGAAGAAACAGCCTGTGAACCAGTCATTGGAGTATTTGATAATGCCCCCATAGAAGATCTGTCAGTTTCATTTATATATTCAAACCACAATTTAAAATTAAGGGTTGGTACAGGGAAAATTCTCAATTTATTATTTATAATTTCAAATGAATATTGACTTTTACGAACCATATCATTAAATTCAATGGCTTGCATACGCAATAAATCTTCAAAAATAGGTGTCATTAAAAATTGTACGGCAGGAGAATATGCTCCGAATCCCAATTCTTGTAAAATATTGGAATAACTCATACCAGTCATAGAAAAGGGGTCATATATACGTGCGCTAGCGGGGGGTCGCTCATGAAATACCCGTTTAACTTCTATTCGATCACAATTTTCTTTAGCATCACCAATTAAATGTTGCAAATCATAATTTTGCGTTCCAGCAACAACCGGAATAGATACTCTTTTCCAGTCAATTTTTCCGCCGGTCCCAGCTTCAGAACCATAATCTTTAGCTAAATTAATAATTTGAGGAAGTCCTGTTCCTTGTATATTGCGTCCAGTAACAATATCCGTTCTTTTCTGTCCCTGTAAAGAAAGCATATTATTTATCATATTATACTCATTTACTTTAGCATTATAAACATTACATGCCTCTTCAAATGCAGCATAAAAATGTATATCTATCATTTCAACCGCAACCGCAGGGTATCCCAAACGTCGGGCAGCCCAGATCATAGCACTATAGCAATCTTTACAGAATACAGGATCCGAATCATATTGTCCGAAGGGGGTATTCCCCGGAACGGCAGACCCGCTTCCAGGAAATCGAATTTTATCTTGATTTGATACGGCCATATTATTTATAAATTAATTACAACTCTTCTTATAAATATGCGAATCTTATCCTTTGATACTGATATTTATTTATATTAAATTAACAAATATTTAAAATTTATAAACAAACGACATGTCTAAAATCAATTTATATAATTTATGTCCTCTTAATGAAGGAAATTTAACGCAATCTTATTGGGATACGGGACACGGGGCTTGTGGATGTATTTTCATTGCAAAAGACACAGGAAGAATTCTTTTATCCCGCCGCAGCAGCATGGTTGATTATGAACCCAATACATGGGGAACTTGGGGAGGAAAAATTGATGAAGACGAATCAGTTTTACAGGCACTTGACCGAGAAGTAGAAGAAGAAACAGGATTTTCGGGGCGTTACAAAGTTACGCCTCTATGGACATACGACGATCCTCGTGCCGGATTTAAATATTATAATTATTTGGTCGTAGTTCCTGAAGAATTTAGGCCCGAATTGAATTGGGAAAGCTCTGGATTTGAATGGTGCGAATGGGGAGACTGGCCCGAACCCTTACATTTCGGAATGATTGCCCTGTTAAAAAATGCTGGACATAAAATTCAAAGTGTGGTAAATTTAATCCGAAAGAAAAATGCAGAAATTTTAGAAGCTATGGATACTCCTCCACCGCCACCACCGGCCCACATAATGAAAGTAGATAGGCCCGCTCCAGCGAATGTCTTGGGACAAAAAGAACTTATGGACGCATACATTGTTGCCGCCACCGTTTGGGGAGAAGCTCGAGGAGAGGGCCCCCGTGGACAACAAGCCGTTCTTAATGTAATAATGAATCGGTCCAAAAATGACTTTTCCAATGCCCGTGGAGTCGTATTGAAAAGAAAACAATTCTCAATGTGGAATAACATTTCTAATCCTGAAGAATATGCCTTATCATTAGCTCGATCAAAATCTAATGATAAAATTTATAAACAGATTCTTCAATTGGTAGATGCGGCTAGAACCGGAAGACTTCCTGATATTACAAAAGGAGCTACACATTATTATAATCCTGAATTGGCTGACCCTGTATGGGGGAGAAATATGGATAAAATTAAAATTGGAAAACATGTATTTGGCCAAGCAGATAAAAAAAAACTATAAAAGAAATTAGTGAAAAGGATTATAAAATTAATTATTTAGGACTTGTAGGAGATGGAATTTCTGAATATCAAATATACAATGAAGCTTCACGTTTAGTATTTGAATATGAACGGACCCGAAATACATTTTATTTAAAAAGTATTGCAACCAATCCCGAATTTCGAAATCAAGGATATGCCAAAAATTTACTAACTTATTTTATTAGGTTAATAAAATCTAAGGAGGGATATTTAAATACAGGACATTATACCGATTCGGGTGAATCATATATTGAACCCGTTATTAAACGATTGGCTCAAGATTATGGCGTAAAAATATTAACCGAATAATTTTAAATGTTAAAATTAAAATCATTATTAAATATCATTGATACTATCCCCGCAGAATTTTCAGTAATCAAGGAGTCTATAATAATAGAATCTAATAAAGAGGAAAAGGCATTAGAATTTTTAAAAGAATTAGTTAAATTAAGTCCTTATAAAGGAAACGTTTTTCTTGCCGGTGGCGCTGTCCGGGACATGGAAATGGGACAAAAACCAAAAGACTTGGACGTAGTTGTTATAGGCGATTCCAATGGAAGCATTAAATTTACGACATGGATTGCAAAAAAATTAGGAAACTTTAAAGGACCCACTACTCCTCCACCGAAACCTCCTCCACATATTGAAGTGGATTCTAGGGGTTATCCAGTATTTTCCCCCGATGAATCGGATCCCGAATTAATAGATTATTTAAAAAAATATAATGATTATTATCATTCTTTTACTAACCCGGTTTTATTTCCACGATTTGGCACCGCAAAAGTAAATTTAACGGGAACATATAAAGGAGTTAAATTAGATGGAATGGAAGTAGAAGCTGTATCTTCTCGAAAAGAAACCTATATCCCCGGCAGCAGAAAACCTATTGTAACTCATGGAACATTAAAAGACGACGTATTCCGTAGAGATTTCACAGTTAATAGTTTAGTTATGGATCTAACTACTGGTGAAATATTAGATTTAACTGGAAAAGGAAAAGATGATATTAAAAATGGAATTATACGTACTACCGTTAATCCCGAGATAATTTTCAAAGAAGATCCTCTTCGAATGTTGCGGGCTGTACGATTTATGGTACAAAAGGGATGGAAAATTGACCCCGAAACGGAAGAAAATATTAAATTAAATGCGCCGTGGCTACAACACATTTCTAAAGAAAGAATACACGACGAATTAAATAAAATGTTAATTTCTAAAGATGCTCCATCAGCCATTAGAAAATTAAAAGAATTAAATCTCTTATCCTTTATATCTCCCGAACTTGTACAAATGTCAGGAATGACACAAAATATTCACCATGTACATGACGTTTTCGACCATACGATGGAAGTTCTTAAAAATACAAACCCCGAATTAATAACACGTTTAATGGCCTTATTCCATGATGTAGGAAAAATTGCAACTCGAAGCGAAACCCCCACCGGAGTACATTTTTATGGGCATGAAGAAGTCGGGGAAGAAATTGCCGAAAAAATTTTAAGAAATCTAAAATATCCTAACGATATTATTGATGCCGTAAAAATGGGTGTAAGAAATCACATGCGATTAAAACAATACGGAGATAATCCAGTAAAATTATCAGATAAAACTTTAAGAAAATTCAAATTTGAACTTGGCAATAACATAGAACATATACTAGATCTTATTCATGCCGATAATTTGGCACATGCACCTGCATCGGCAATGCCCAATCAAATTGAAGCCGTTCGAAACCGATTAAAGCAATTAGATATAAAAGTAGAAAACCCGTCTTTGCCTATTAATGGTAATGATATTATTAACCTCGGAATCCCGCCGGGACCAAAAATTAAAGAAATATTGTCGGTAGTTTTAGAAGCTTGGTATGATAATCCCAATTTAACTAAAGAAGAAGCCATTGAAATAGCTAAAGGATTTATATGATTAAATTAAAACCATTAATCAACGAAATAATTGTTAAGGATTATTCAAATAATAATTATAATTTTCATCATTTTTTAATGTATAAAGGACAATTGTTTTTATTTGACAATATAACACCTTTACGTACTATTTTAAAATCACTCGAAGATCATGTAAATTATTCATATTTAGAAAAAACCCGGGGAGATTTCCACGAGTTTATCCAGGCCATTTCTGAGTCTGGACCGGATATTATATCGGGCGTATGGGATCCAAAAGAAAAACGTCTTACAATATATGGTTATTACATTGATCCAACCAGTTCATTACAAGTAAAAAAAGCTGCTAAGGCATTGGGTGCCAAAATTATTAATTTTCCTCATGCGGATTATAGTGGAGATTATGATACAGATACCGATTACTCCATTAAGAAATTAAAAGGAAAAATTCCTAATATAGTATATCATGGCACCGCAATTTCAGAATTAGAAAGCATATTAAAATATGGGTTATGGCCCGGAAAGGGATCGGGAAAATTTATTG